CGACGCAGCCCAGCGAACTGGATAAGGTGCAGTGCGATGCAACCGAATTACCCTGGCACATTGTGAGCTGGCCGGAAGGAGATTTTCGTACCATCCAGCCGCGCGGTGAACTCCCTTTGCTCGAGCGCCCGTTTGTACTCGGGCATTCGGATTGTTGGGGATTAGTCATGAGCTTTTATCGGCAAACGCACGGCATCGAACTGACCGATTACCGCGTGGATTATCCGTGGTGGGAAGATGACTATCCGGATAACTTTTATCAGGACTGCTGGTATGAATGCGGGTTTCGCGAATTTAGCGGACCAGCGATGCCAGGCGACATGGTGATCATGCAGGTTCAGTCCAAAAAGTGGAATCACGCGGGGATCCTGCTGGAAGGCAACATGCTACTGCACCACATGTACGGGATGCTCAGTAACCGGGTACCTTACGGCGGGTACTGGCAGGAACGGACAATGAAAATTGTCAGGCACAAAGATCTGATGTAGGCGCGTTGTCTTGCTGAGTGATGCTGCTATCATTCTTCCATTAACTCAGAGGGATGAAGATGAAAAAACCACTCATAGCAATGCTGGCAATTGTATTAACGGGGTGTGCTACAAAAGTAGTACCGCCAAATTTGGCAAAGTCCGCGCCGTCTGAACGTGTATACAAATACCAATTATATGATGGTAAAAAATCAGCGATTACTGTTATTCGAGATAGCGGTTTTGGCGGCGCAGGTTGTTTTTCTTCTGTTTATATCGACGGAGATGTTGTCGCAAAATTAGATCCGGGAGAGAAAGCAACCTTTTATGTTAACAGCGGTGATAGGGCTGTAGGAGCCGCGTTAGAAGGCAGGGGTTTATGTGGTTTGAACGGCCAAAGGCAGGAGCGCTATATAAATGTGACGCACGACGAACATAAATATTTAAGAGTCTTCATAAGCGCAAGTGGCGATATTGATATACGACCGACAACGTTGAAATAAATTCAATAGCCATCTACTAAGGTGGCTTTTTTATTGGGAGTAACCATGCAAGAAATAATGACTCAAATAGAGCTTAGTGGTTCTTTGGGAAAGGCATTCGGTAAAAACCATCAACGTTTGATAAGAACAGTGGGGGAAGTAGGGAAGGCATTAAGCAGTACAATTCCTGAGTTTGGGCGCTATATGAATAATAGCAAACAAAGAGGGATAACTTATGCCGTTTTCAAGGGAAAGAAAAATATAGGGATAGACGACCTAGGTTATCCGGTAGCTGGAGATGTTATACGAATCGTTCCTGTGGTTATTGGTAGCAAGAAAGCGGGCGTATTACAGACAATTCTTGGAGCAGTCATTATTGCAGCAAGCGTCGTCTACGGCTATTTCACTGGTGATTGGGCTAATGCTGCTTATGGTATACAGGCTGGCGCTGCAATGGCACTTGGCGGCGTCATTCAGATGCTTTCCCCGCAGACATCCGGCCTCGCCAGTAAACAGGATTCGGATAATCAGGCTTCTTATGCCTTCGGCGGCGTTACGAATACGGCTGCTCAGGGATATCCGGTACCGCTTCTTTATGGAAAACGCCGGATCGGTGGCGCGATTATTTCCGCCGGGATTTATGTCGAAGATCAGCAGTAAATCCCACCTCTAATTCTTCCATTAAGGTCGCTCAGGCGGCCTTTTTTATGGGCGCAATATGGTAACCGCAACCAAAATAAAAGGCCGCAAGGGCGGCAGTTCTTCATCCCGCACTCCTGTAGAACAGCCTGATGACCTTCAGTCTATCGCGAAAGCAAAACTGCTTATTGCTCTGGGTGAAGGTGAATTTGGCGGTGGCCTAACAGGCCAATCCATTTTTTTGGACGGGACACCGCTACTAAACAGTGACGGTTCGAGCAATTTCAGCGGGGTGGCCTGGGAGTTCCGCGCGGGGACGCAGGCGCAATCCTACATTCAGGGGTTGCCGGGCACCGAAAATGAAATCAACGTAGGTGCTGAGGTTAAAAGTGCCGTTGCCTGGACCCACACTTTCACTAATACCCAACTCTCAGCTATTCGCTTGCGTCTTAAATGGCCGTCTTTATTTAAGCAAGAAGATGACGGTGATCTGGTTGGGTATTCGATCAACTACATTATTGAACTGCAGACCGACGGCGGCGCATTTCAGACAGTTGTTAATACAGCTGTTACTGGGAAAACTACCTCGGGGTATGAGCGTAGCCATCGCATTGACCTGCCACCGGCGGGCACCACGTGGGCAATTCGTCTGCGCAAGATTACGGCAGATGCGAACAGTGCCAAGATTGGCGATGCAATGACGATCCAGAGTTACACGGAAGTTATTGATGCAAAACTGAGATATCCGAACACCGCGCTGCTGTATATCGAATTTGATTCCAGTCAGTTCAATGGCTCCATTCCGCAAATTTCATGCGAGCCACAGGGCCGCGTTATTCGTGTACCTGATAATTATGATCCGGTGACACGAACGTACAGCGGTACATGGACCGGTGCTTTCAAATGGGCATGGTCAGATAATCCTGCGTGGGTTTTCTATGACCTTGTGGTCACTGATCGCTTTGGATTAGGCAACCGTCTCACCGCGGCTAACATCGACAAATGGGAACTTTACCAGGTCGCACAATATTGCGATCAGATGGTTCCGGACGGAAAAGGCGGCAGCGGCACAGAGCCGCGTTATATCTGCAATGTTTACGTACAAAGTCGAAACGACGCCTATACGGTTTTGAGAGACTTTGCGGCGATCTTCCGTGGCATGACGTACTGGGGCGGGAATCAGATTGTTGCACTGGCCGACATGCCGCGCGATATCGATTACAGCTATACGCGCGCGAACGTTATTGACGGCCAGTTCAGCTACTCAAGCAGCACCACCAAGACCCGATACACGACGGCCCTTGTGTCATGGTCTGATCCGGACAATGCCTACGCTGACGCAATGGAACCCGTTTTTGAACAAGATCTGGTTACTCGTTACGGATTTAACCAGTTAGAACTGACGGCTATTGGCTGCACGCGGCAATCAGAGGCTAACAGGAAAGGGCGCTGGGGGATCCTGACCAATAACAAAGACAGGGTGGTAACTTTCGCTGTCGGTCTGGATATCCCTCAGCCGGGTTACATCATTGCGGTTGCCGATGAAATGCTGTCGGGTAAAGTTATGGGCGGTCGCATAAGTTCGGTGAACGGCAGAGCCATAACGCTGGACCGCGCGCCGGATGCTGTCGCCGGCGGCCGGCTTATTTTAAACCTTCCCTCAGGTGCAGCTCAGTCACGCACAATTCAGTCGGTGTCGGGGAAGATTGTCACTGTCACCACGGCTTACAGTGAAACCCCAGAGTCGGAAAGTGTTTGGGTGGTTGAATCAGACGAGCTGTACGCGCAGCAATACCGCGTGCTCAGCGTGGCTGACAACAACGACAATACCTTCACTATTTCTGCGGCGTATCACGACCCGGATAAATATGCGCGAATTGATACCGGCGCGATTATTGACGAACGTCCGATCAGTGTAATCCCTCCGGGCAGTCAGTCGGCACCGGCCAACATTCAAATCGGTTCCTATTCCGTGGTCAATCAGGGGATCAGCGTTCAGACCATGCGGGCGACGTGGGACGCAACGACGAATGCTATCGCCTATGAGGCCCAATGGCGACGCAACGACGGCAATTGGGTAAACGTACCGCGAAGCTCAACCACTTCATTCGAAGTGCCAGGCATCTACGCTGGCCGCTATCTGGTGCGTGTGCGAGCTATCAATGCAGCGGAAATATCAAGCGGGTGGGGTTATTCCGTAGAAGTGACTCTGACCGGCAAAGAAGGTAACCCGCCGAAACCGGTAGGTTTCACGGCCACCGGCATCAACTGGGGTATTCAACTGAACTGGGGCTTCCCGGAAAACACTTCGGACACGCTGAAAACAGAGATTCAGTACACGCCGAATTCTGATCAGTCTAACCCGCTGTTGCTGTCTGATGTCCCCTATCCGCAGGCAATTTATACGCAGCTGGGATTAAGGGCAGGTCA